TGCAATATGGAATGTCAGATTAAATTTAATCGGTGGTGCTGATATTCTTGCATCGTTAACAACAACACAAATAAATGCATTAACAAATATGAGTACAGGGCAATTAATATTTAATAGCTCGATTGGTGCAACGGTTGTTTATAACGGGAGCAATTGGGTATGATAAAAGGATTTATAATATTATCTGTAATCTTCTTATATGCTGCAAAGTCTGTATACACTGAAATAAAAGAGAATAACGAGCAAGACCCAATAATGAGAGATGGAATTAAATACTTTAAAAAGAGAAATAAATGAACGCTGAAGCACTTCTAGTCAATGAAATTATGAAATACAAGGACGATTTTAAACAATTAGTCCTATTTTTGTTTCCATGGGGCGAAATTGGTTCTCCGCTTGAAGGTCACTCGTTAGAAGATTGGCAAGCTGAATATTTAGATGAAGTATCAGAACAAATTAAAAAGAATGGATTTGATGGATTCAAACCTGTTAAATCGATAAAGAAAGCTACTGCAAGTGGTCACGGTATCGGTAAAAGTGCATTAGTAGCAATGTTAACTTATTGCATTATTTCAACGCGCCCAATGTGTCGCGGTACAATCACGGCTAATACATTTCAACAATTAAAGACTAAAACATTCGCTGAGTTAAGCAAATGGCATAATATGGCAATCAATAAACATTGGTTTGAATTCTCAGGTAGTGCTTTAAGATTATGCGCTAAATCAGAAGAACATAAAGACGTTTGGTATGTGCAAGGTCAAACGTGTAGAGAAGAAAACAGCGAATCGTTTGCAGGACAGCATACAGCAAGCTCAACAAGTTTTTATATCTTTGATGAAGCCAGCGCAGTACCAAACAAGATTTGGGAAGTTGCAGAAGGTGGATTAGTAAAAGGTGAGCCGATGTTTTTTGTATTTGGTAATCCAACTAGAAATACAGGAGCATTCCGAGAATGTTTCCGCAAGAATCGAAAGATATGGAATACAAATCAAATTGATTCTCGATCTGTTAGAGGTTCGAATAAGGAACAATTAGAAGAATGGTCAAAAGAGCATGGCGAAGATTCAGATTTTATGCGCGTTCGTGTTCGTGGTGTGTTCCCTAGGAAATCATCAAATCAATTTATATCAGAACAATTAGTTGAAGATGCATTAAGTAGAACAATAGACAAAAGACAATATGAATTTGCGCCTGTAATAATAACTTGCGATCCAGCTTGGACTGGTGACGATGATTTGGTTATCGCAAAAAGACAGGGTATGCATTTCGAGATATTGGATACAATACCATTTAACGACAACGATATGTGGATAGGTGATAAACTCGCCAAGTATGAAGACAAATATAATGCCGATGCAGTTTTTATTGATCAAGGTTATGGAACAGGAATTGCTAGCTTTGGTAAAACTATTGGCAGAGATTGGGTTTTGGTTAGTTTTTCTGGTGCTGTTATTAATGAAGGATACAAAAATAAACGTGCTGAAATGTGGGGCGAGGGAAAGAAATGGCTCCAAGCAGGCGGCAAAATAGAATATCATAAAGATATAATGCAAGATTTAACAGGTGTTGAAACTGTACCAACAATTGATGGAAAAATTCAACTAGAATCGAAAAAAGATATGAAAAAAAGAGGTTTGCCATCACCAAATACAGCAGATGCATGGTGTCTATCATTCGCGTTCCCTGTATCAAACGTAAAAGCTAAGCCAATTGCAGTACATCACTACCTATCATAAAATAGAATTAGGATCAATATATGCCACACAAAGAAAGTAAAGATAAAATAGATAATAAAGCATTACATGCAGGATTTATGCTGAATTGGGAAGCTGTCAATGATGTAGAGAGAGATCAAAGATCGCAGGCTAATGAAGATGCTTATTTTGCCCATGTTCGGGGTAGTCAATGGAACGACAAAGACAAAGAGATGCGAGCAGAAAAGCCAATGTATGAAATAAATAGAGTTGTTGGCGCTATCAACTTAGCGGTTGGTGAATTTACTCAAAATGCAATATCTATGAAAACTATCCCACTCGGAAGCAAAGCGACTAAAGAAATTGCAACAACTATGAACGGGTTAACGAGGAATATAGAGAATAGATCAAACATGTCTAGTATCGCAAATAATGCAGCGAAAGAAATTTTTACTGGTGGTTATGGTGCTTGGCAAGTTTCAAAGGGCTTTATAAATGAGGAGTCTTTCTCGAATGAGCAAGATATAAGCATCGAAGCTATACCCGACGCGGCTAATTCTGTATTTTTTGATAACGGGTCTGTGAAAGATAATTTCAAAGATGCGAATTGGTGTTTTGTAATTGCAGATATTCCCGCAGCTCAATTTAAAAAAGACTATCCAAATTCAATTGCAGCTAGCTTAGACAATGACAGCTTAATTGATAATTATGGTGATTGGTGCAATACAAGTAAAGGTAGTATTAGAATTGCTGATTATTGGGTAAAAGAGCCAATGAAAAAAACACTTGTATTGATGAGTGATGGAACAGAAAAAATATTAGATGATGACTTTAAATTAGTACTTGATGAGCTTGCATTAAAAGGAATTACAGAAGTAAAACGAAAAGATATTAAATCTCACAAAGTTGTACATTATAAAATTTCAGGTGCGGAAATATTAAGCGGTGCGAATGCTTGGGATGGTATATATATACCCGTGGTCATGGCTTTGGGTTATACGATTTGGATTAATGGTGTTAGACATGTTCGCGGACTTGTAAGAATGGCTAAAGATTCACAAAGGTTATATAATTATTCCCGCTCGGCTATAGTTGAATCTCAAGCTCGATCATTAGGTGATTCTACTTATATGACAGCAGAGCAAGCAAAAGGCCACGAGGCTACAATAGGAAAAGATTTACCCGTTAAAATATATAATCACGTTGTTGGTCAACCATCTCCTTTTAAAACACCAGCGGCAAACTTTCAATCCGCATTAGTAGAAATTGCAAACCAAGCAAGTGAAGATGTAAAAGTAACTACTGCAGCGTTTAATGAAAGCTTAGGGCAAAATACAAGCGCGAAATCAGGTAGAGCTATTATAGCAATACAAGAACAGAGTAATTTAGGTACTGCCGAGATTCATAAGAACATAACAGGGGCATACGAATATACAACTTTAATTATGCTTGATTTGATACCGAAAACAATGGATACAGAGCGTCAAGAAAATATTATAAATCCAGATGGAACTGAAGAAGTTATATTTGTAAATAAAGAAGAAATAGATAAAACCACAGGTAAAAAAGTTATAATAAATGATTTATCTCTTGGGAAGTATGGCGCGGTCGCTTCATTCGGTGCAAGTTTCAAAACGAAACAGATAGAAGCGATAAATACTATTATTTCATTAAGTGAGATAAACCAACGAGTTGCAGAGGTAACACCTGATTTAGTATTAGATAATATGGATTCCCCAATAGCTCAAGTGATAGGTGAAAGAGTTCATAAATCTATGCTTAAAGATGGGTTGATTGAGCCAACAGAAGAAGAATTAAAAGAATTGCAAGAGAATGAACCACAAGAGCCAAGCGAAGCCGAACAGATGCAAAAGAAATTGATTGAATTCGAATTAGACGAAAAAGCGGTAACTGTTGACAATCTAGAATTAGATGGTGAATTAACAAAAGCGCAAATCGCTAAGACTTATGCAGAAACGAATAAAGCGTTTGCAGATGCTAATAAAAATTCAACTAGAGAAACTCCAAGCGAATTAGAAGCACAAGAAAAAGCAGCCGATGCTGCAAATACTATAATTGAAGAGACTTTTCAGGATGAACCCGAAGAAGAACAAATAAATCAAGATCAGCCGATTCAGCAAGAACAACTCCCTACGGAATTAGATTTGCAAAATCAACAAATATAATATAAATTAAAATATAACCTGTGATGCAGATCACAAAGGAGAAATAAATTGAGAGAGTATATTGGCACGAAACGCATTAAAGCAAGCCCAATGAATCGATTAAATTACAATATCTATCGTGGTTGGGAATTACCGAACGATGAAAACGGAAGCGATGAAGGATTTTTAGTAGAATACCTAGATGGGGGGAAGCCTAATCATTTAGATCATAAAGGTTATATTTCGTGGAGCCCTAAAGAACAATTTAAAAATGCTTATAAAATAAGCGAAACATACATCGATCGACTTGTCATTGAAAAGAATGATTTGGAAGATAAAATCGAAAAGCTAAAAAATGCATTAGATAATAAAAAGATTCCAACGGAAGCAGTTAATATAAATGAGAAACAATTATCTATAATGCTGGATTATTCATCTATACTAAATGAAAAGCTAAATTAAGAAGTAAATATATAAACCCCTGTGATTCAATCACAAGCAATTAACCTTTAAGGTGCGAAATGTCAGATAATACCGAAGAATTAAGCCAAGTCGAAGAAATACAAACA